CTCCTTACGGGCTACATGGCGGCAGCCGAAGCCTATCTGACCAACGCGGGTGTGACAACGGATTATACGAATGCATTATATAAAACCGTGGTGACAGTATTTTGCGGGACGCTGCTAGAAAATCCGACATTACTAAGCGTGCGAGGCGGCATCGAAAGCATTGGCATCACGTTTAATGCGTTAGTCGCGCAACTGAGGGTATCACAATGAATATAGGTAAGCTGGATAAACGGATAACACTGCAGAATCGCCCCAAAACATCCGATGGCCAGGGTGGTTATAAGCCGGAAGATTGGGCTGATGTAGTCAGCGTATGGGCTGAGTTTAGAACGCCGAACGTCAAGGAATTAGCTCTTACCGGTTCGATTGTTAGTGATCTAGTCCGGCAGATCATTATTCGACGTAGAACCGATGTTTGCCGTGGGTGGCGGGTGCTTTATGGTACTCGAACTTTTGACGTGCAGCATACCTTCGATTATGACAAGCAAACCACTGTTTTGGTATGCCGGGAGGTGGTGAAATAATGGCTGGCGGATTTCGGGTTAATTTTTCGGTACCGGAACTTAGTGATGCAATATCCAGCCTAAGTGCCTTTGATGGCAAATCGGCGGCTAAAGTGGAAGACGCCATTTCAAGCTCGACAAAGGCGATTGCAAAAGGAGCAAAAAACAGGGTGCCGGTCAGAACCGGGGCCTTAAAAAAGAAAATATCTTCCCGGTTTGATAAGGGATCGCTAACTGGATATGTGTCTGCCAAAACTCCATATGCTCATCTAGTAGAGTTTGGAGCAAAAGCGGCCTCGATAAAACCAGTAACAAAGAAAGCGTTGCTATTTAAAGGCGGCTATAGCGCGAAGGCGAACATTCCGGCAAGAGCAGCCCGGCCATATATGCGGCCATCCTTTGAAGAAGAAAAGCCCAACCTTATCCGAAATGTTAAAGAGGCGGTCAAACCATGAGCCTTATAATGCGACGTATCCCCTTTAACGCCCTGCAAACGGGCGTTTATTCTTTATTATCTTCCGGGCAAACAACCCCGGTTTATGACGATGTGCCACCAGAGGCGAAACCGCCGTTCATCACCTTTGGTGCATTCACTTGTAAACAGAATGGGGCCAAAAACACGGATATCTCTGACGTATCGCTTCAATTGCATATATGGTCGGAGTATTACGGTAAGTCTGAGGTTAACACCATTGCCGACGAAGTGGCTACCGTATTGGCATCAAGAACAATTGATTTGTCGGCAGATAATTTTAAAGTGATTGAGCAATACGTTGATTTTTTTGAAGCCTTTGCAGAAGACGAAGGCGGTTATCACGGGGTAATTACCCTCGTTTGTAAAATCCAAAATCTAAAATAAAGAGAGGTTGGCACGATGTTTAAATTTAATCTGCAACGATTTGCATTAACATTACCTGATGCGCCCTCAACGTCAACGGCGACAGTTGGTAAAGATTATCTACTATATATTTGTACAGGTTCTTCCTATACCGATCCGACTTGGACGCTGATCGGCGGGCAGAGGGGAGCATCTACTTCCATGTCTGCCGATGAAATCGATGTGTCGGATAAAACGACTGGCGGCTGGAAATCTACTTTGCCCGGTCTACGCTCCTGGAGCATCGACCTGGATGGGCTGATGCTGTTAAACGACGATGGTGTAGAAGCGATGGAGTATGCTTTCCTAAACGGTAAAACCGTGTTTGTGAAACTGGAATATCCTAATGGCCGCTATAAAACCGGCTGGGCTGCCATTACTGACTGGTCTAATGAAACCCCGCATGATGGGGAGGCCAGCCTTTCCGGTACGCTGTCCGGCAATGGGGCTTTGTCCGAACTTCTGGGCTATGACGTTTCGCCGGACACGGCTACTATGTCCATTGCCTCACCGGCGAATAAAACCTTTACGTTTACTCCTAGCACCGGAGTAGTGGCCAGTATTAAACAGGGCAGCACTACGGTGGATTCTGCCAACTACACCGCTTCAACCGGTTCACTGATTATTAACGGTACTTACCTGGCAACTCTCAGCGCTGGGGAATATACCTTTACATTGACATTCTCGGACGAGTCAACCAACACCATAACCATCACGATCACGGCATAACAGGGCGGGGAGCAATCCCCGCTACTCTTTATTAAAGGTGGAATTATAAATGAAAAAATCAATACCTTTTGAAATCATTGAGAAAAACCAAACCATTTATTTTGATGTAATGCGGCTGGCGGAACTGGAAAGAATTCTTGGCAGGTCTATTACGGACATTGTTAAGTCTGGAGATGCCGGGATTAACTTCTGTTTAGCGGGAATGCAAGCTGGCCTAAAACACCACTACTTTAATAAAACGCCCGATTTTTACGCGGAAAAATTTGGAGAGTTTATTGAGAATGGCGGCAAGTTGGACGAGGTGGCTATTCCTGTTATTCGCGCCATTATGGCCAGCGGTATTTTTGGTAAAGAAATGGCAGAAAAGACCGAGAAGAAAGTTGCCGAGGCTAAAGGAACTGAAGAAAAAAACGAGTAAAACCCATTCAGTCTATGGACGATTGGCTGGAATGGGCCGAACCGTTAGCCTACGGACCGTTACATTTAAAACCGCAGGAATTTGAACAGCTTCAACCGTGCGAATTCCTGCAACTATGGGATGGGTATATCTGGCGTAAGGAACAACAAGAGGACATGGCAGCGTTTTTTATATGCCATTTAATGAACATTGAAGGAAAATCGCTAAAAAGAAATATTACACCAAAAGAACTGCTGAAACCGCTACGGCGAGGGCAAGCCCAGAAAGAACGCAAAGCGGAATCAGCAAAACTGAAAGAAACCTTTAAAAATCGCCTGAAAGGAAGGTGATTACAATTGCAACCGTAGCCGAATTATTAGTTAAAATATCTGGCGATAGCTCTGGTTTACGAAAAGAGATTGCGGCAAGCCAAAGGCAATTAAAACGCGGATTTGGCTCAGACGCCCTTGATTTATCTTCTGGGGCTGCAGGACTATTAGCTGGCCTTGGGGTTGCTATGGCTGGCGTTGGGGTCGCGGCTGTAAAAATGTCGAGCGACTTCGCAGCCAGTAAGACGGCGTTTACGCAATTGATGGGTAGTTCTGCGGCTGCAGAACAAATGTTAAGCGATCTTACGACATTTGCCGCAAATACGCCGTTTGAATTTCCGGGCCTTACAGCAGCCACGCAAAAACTACTTGCGTTTGGGTTTAGCGCGCAGGACGTTATCCCCATAATGTCAGCCGTAGGGGATGCTATATCTCTGGTCGGCGGCGGCCAGGAAGCGATTGATGGCGTTGTCCGGGCACTTGGTCAGATACAAGCCAAAGGAAAACTGTCGGCGGAAGAGATGAACCAGCTTTCAGAGCGTGGAATAAACGGCTGGAAGTATATCGCTGACGAAATGGGTATATCCGTAGCCGATGTAATGGCGCTCTGTGAAAAAGGTGCGATCGATTCCACCACTGCCATTAATGCCGTAGTTAAGGGAATGCAGACGAATTTCAAAGGCGGCATGGACGCTATGGCTAAAACAGTACCGGGCTTATTATCCACAATTAGCGATAATGCCAAAACGGTACTGCGGGCATTGGGCGACCAGATTACCGAATCCTTGAATCTGACTGGTCTTCTATCGAATATATCTAATTCCTTGACGCAGTTTGCTAGTGTAGTTAGTGGGTCCGGTATTAAGGCCGCGATTATTGATTTAGTTCCTCCCGAAGTTACCGCCGCCGTTTTTGCCTTAAGCGGAGCCATTGTTGCAGCGGCGATACCGGCCATGTATGCGTTTGCAGTAGCGACATGGACCGCTATGGCCCCGTTACTCCCTTTTATTGCAATTGGAGCGGCGATTGGATTACTCGCCTATGAGATATGGAAGAACTGGGAACCATTAAGCGAATTGTTTGGATCTCTTTTTAGTACGATAACCGAACTGTTTAGTCAGGTGTGGGCAGGCATTGTATCGATTATTTCCCCTGTGTTGGACACTATCGTATCAGTAATAAGTACAGCTTGGAATAGCATTTTGTCGGTTACTTCAACCATATTTAGCGCAATTTCACCCATTATAAAAGCGGTGGCGCTTGTAATTGGCGTGGTATTAGTGGCTGCGATAAGTCCGGTGATTGTTGCCATAGGGTTGCTTTATGCGGCGTTTGTCACTATTGCTGATGTTGCGAGTTTAATATATAACAATTGGGATCAAATAGGGCAATATTTTAGCAACCTATGGAGTGGATTAGTAACCACTGTTACGGAAGTTTGGGACGGGATTATAAGCTACATCAGTGGCGTTGTGGATGGAATTGTCACGTTTATCACATCTGCTTGGGATACTGTGTCTTCCGTAACCTCTGATATTTTTGGCGGTGTACTTGATTTTATATCGAATACTTGGGACAGTATAGAAAGCTATATTAGTTCGGCTGTAAATTGGATCGTTGATTGTATCGACACCGCCTGGAATACGGCGGTGAATACGACAAACGAAGTATGGTCTGGTGTTACGTCGGCTATTGGTACAGCGTGGGATAACATCAAAAGAATTGTGGAGCAAGGCATTAACTGGGTATTGGGTAAACTGCAGTCGTTACTCGATCTCGTTGGCAGCGTGTTGCCTGATGGCATAAAAAACTTTGTCAGCACGGCTACAAGCGGATTTGGTAAAGTTGCTGACGCAGCGTCAAAACTTAGTTTGTTTGGGAGCGGATCAAGTTTCACACAAACGGTAACGACAAAGACCGATCCAAATACTACGTTTACCGGGCTGCATAATAAATCTACGACTCCTTCGTCTTCGGGTAGTAGTTCTGGCAGTAAGACAAGCGCTGCAGACAAAGAAGCAAAGGCTTATGAAAAACTACAGGACAAAGCCGAAAAAGTCGGTGAAGCTATTGAAAAAGAATGGCTCCAGCTAACTAATACCCAAATGGCTTCGCTGGATAAATGGTACCAGGATGAAATCAAAAAGCTGGATGAATCGAAATCCGCGAACGCCGACTATACAACCGATAAAGCGCGCCTTGATGAAATTTACGCGGCAAAGGCAGCTAAAATTCTGCAAGAGCAGCAAAAGGAAGCTAACTCCGTTTGGGATCAGGCATACTCTGATGCTGCCGACTACAAAACTCGGTTGGCCAGCCTTGGTCTTACCGGTGTTATGCTGCAGAAGTTTGAAATAGAGTCCAATGGCGAGGAAGAAATCACAAAAATACAAAATGCTTACAGGGATTTAGCGCTGAAGTTTGCAGGTGATTCAAACGAGATCAAGCTGCAAAGTATTGAGGCATGGACAGAATCCGGCAAAGCGTTTACCTTAATGGTCAACGGGATGGAAGTCGATGCCAAAGAATTCATTGATAAAAATAAAAACAATGCAGCCGCAATGAAAAATACTTCGGTCAGTTTCGCAGAAGAAACCGGCAAACAGGTTGTGTTGATTAATGCAGAAACGGCTAAAAAAATTAAAGATTTGAAGTTTAATGAAACCAAATATAAAGAGGATTTGGACGCCGCCTACACGGCTGGCAACGTCGCCGAATATCAGAAGTTGTACAACAACCACCAAACCGCAGAAAATAAGTCTTTAGCTGACCACCAAGCCTATCTTGATGCTTGGAAAGAGGCTACCGCCGCCGCTAGTAAATCGTCTATGCAGTATATGCTGGACACCATAACCGGCGTTTCGGATAGTATGAAGACTTTTGTTTCCGATAGCATTAGCGGAGCAGACTCGCTGTC